GGGGTCCAGGAAATTATGGGAATTCATCATTATATAGATGCGGACAATAACGTATATAAGCATGAGGATATCATTTCTAATAGACCAAATCCCCAGATCATCGCAAAATGTGAGATTTCTGAAGACGGAACACACAGAATCCCATCCTTTAATGTCTAACCGAATTAATGATTTAAAATGTTTTCTTTTAAACCCTATATATGGAGATAAGTCCAAAAGAAAAAGTTATCATAGATTTTCTCAATAAAGCTGGAATACAATGCGAAAAATTTGATGACCTAGATGGATTACAAATTCCTCGAGAGGTTTTATTAAATATGAGTAATTATGAGAAAGCCAAGGAAAATATTCCTGAGCTCAAAAAGTTGTTTTCGTCGTCGTATCTTACATCTCTTCAATCCTCAGCAACCAAAATACAAAAATGGCCTCTGATTAATATTATCCGTCAGATATTGAGGTCTTCGCTTTACAATCTTACACCGAAGCGTTTATGTGATGGTTATACAGCTGGTGGTGTTAAGAAATATAAGAGAATTTTCATAATTGAGAAGATAAAAATATCTGTAAAAGACCCTGAGATTCAGCATACGTGAAATTGATATATTATTATAACTTAAATAATAACATATACAAATATCAATGGAGAAATATTTCAGAAAAATTACAGAAAATACACACTTTAAAGGGTTCGTAGCCGGAGTGGTCTCATCAACTATTGCGTTTGGTATATTGTCTTCAACAATATTTTATATGGCGATTCAGAGTAAAGATGACTATGAGTATGAGTATGAGGATAGTGGAAGGTATTATGAGAATATTGATAGTGAAATGCCAACTATGAAAGCGTCAGATACGAATCTAACAGAAGTCCAAGCACGAACGCTGGAAACGCAAAATCAAACACCAGTAACGCAAACCGAGAATGTTATATTATATGTTAATGAATTTGATAAACCAAAAATAGATATTGATAAGGTAAATGCGATGTTGAGCCGCGATCCTTGGGGAGCAGGCTATTTTCCCTGAAATACTTATGATATGTTTTATTCGTTTTCTATGTATATATATATGAATGTATGTCCGTTTAGTAAATATAAAAACGCCTTGGGTGTGATTGGAATGGGGGTCCATAAGTATAAATTTCTTAATACGGCAATTTTTGATTATATATTTACTATTATTGCAGCATGTGTAACGACTTATTTTAGTAATATCCCATTAGTTTTAACAACTATTTCATGGTTTGTAATGGGTGTTTTTTTACATATATTATTTGGTGTAGAAACAAGCACATTAACCTATTTAGGAATCAGTTGCAAGACCTAACTATCGGATGTTTAGAATGGAATTAATATAAATTTTATTAATTCAATTCGCTGATCACGTAAATGGTGGAGAGTTTTTGGTGTTTTTAGAGTTTTTGGTGTTTTTAGAGTTTTTGGATTTTTTCTGTCCGTCATTTACTTCATTTTTAGCAACAGTTTCTTTCTCGAGGCGATCTTTTTCAGCTAGCGCGGCTTCTTTCTCAAGGCGATTCTTTTCAGCTAGCGCGGCTTTTTTCTCAAGTTTCTCCTTTTCAGCTAGCGCGGCTTTTTTCTCAAGTTTCCCCTTTTCAGCTAGCGCGGCTTCTTTCTCAAGGCGATCCTTTTCAGCTAGCGCGGCTTCTTCCGCCTCGATTGCTCGCGCATGTCGAACGAGGCGCTCAAGGCGCTCTTTTTCCTGTAGGGCGGCATCCCTCGCTTCATTTTCAAGGCGCTCTTTTTCTGCTAGAGCAACTTCTTCCGCTTCCTTTTTAAGACGCTCCTTCTCAGCCAAATCCCGTTCCAACGCCTGCTTTTTGGCCGTATGCTGCTGGAACATCGCCATTCTATGTCTAGCAAATGCTTGCTGGCGAGCCATATTCTGTTGTTGCTGTAAAGCAGCTCGTCGGTGTTTTGATCCCCACATATCCATAGTTTATATAGATAATATAAGATTAAAAATCCTAAATTAAAATTTTTGTATCGTTATTTATTCTCATCTTTCTTCTATTTCGTTTATTGCGTTTTTTAGCTGATTTTGATAACGATGGGGGATTTTTTATAAGTAAATCGTCTAGATAATTTTGCGTTGTTTTTGTAATATTATCAATTATCGAACTATTTATTTTTTTGACGTTTATGATTTTATTGTACTCTTTTTCATTATCTTTTAGGTAATCGATTTTTTCAAGGATGTCATCATCGTCAAAAGATAAAAACGATTCAGGATTTATGAAGTTGTTAATATCTGGTGCTCCGTCGTAAATAGGTATTGCTCCAGCTTGGAAAACGTTAAAAATCTTCTCTGTTATATAACCTTCTTGATGTGTATTTTCCATTACGACTATGAATTTATATTTGGAAAACACATTTAGTAATTCAGCGCTTGAATAACAAGAAGACGATTCTATGCTGGAGTAATACTGACTTATATGGTGTATATCTTTTGAATATTCAAGTTCGAGATAGTCCCAAAGATTTGCCTTATTTTCGTTTAACCTGTTTCGGCTTACAAAAAGACATAGATTCTTGGAGGAGAAAGGTATTGATGGTAATTCAATAGGATTATTTAAAAAATAGTTTATACGAAAATACACGGTGGGAATAACAGAAACATTACTTTCGGTGGTCACGCTATTTTGGGAAACATCGTTATGTATAAAGGTGTCTATTCTCTTATTGTCATAGTGACCGAATTTGTTTTTGAATTTATACTGTGTGCGTTCCGGAGGAACCATATTTTCTACTGACATAAATATATTTATTTCATTGCTCTTCAGTAGATTGTTGTCTTCGTGCTGGACGCTTACAAAACATATATCGGCATTCGATGAAAAATCTACTATTTCATAATCATATTTATTTGGAAGTAGAAATTTAATAAAGTATTCTTCTGTCATCTCAAAGTATTCATTTACCTTTTTGACTATTTGGGTTCCAGACGATGGTGAATATTTGACTTTGAGCATATTGTAATTTTATATAGTGAAGTTTTTAGATTATTAATGAAAATAATGTTTTATATAAAAGGACACTTATTGGAACAAATGTTATAATCGTACAGAGTTTTAAACTGCGGGTTCTTCGCCCAAAATTTATAGTTTTTTTTTTGAGAAACTCATTTTGTCGTATTTCAGGATGATATATTTCTGGGTAACATGATTCATTCCTATGTATTTCTGGTTCATGTGTGTATGTCAGTTCAATATGTGTTTTTTCAGAGGAAGTCTTATTTGTTATCCATTTAACTGGAAATGAAAGACTCGGATCTATCATATAAATGTATTCAAGACGCTTTATATTGCATACTTGTGAGCAGGTTTCCATATCTCCACATCTATATGTTGCTTTATATGGTTCTATATGCCTTTGACAAATGCTACATAATTTCATATTGTTATGGTTGGGTATTATTATAATTATGTAGTACTGACAGAAAAGGAATCAATTTTTTATAGGTATAAAATATATAAATATGGCTTCACGTAAAAATGTTATGCGACCGTTGCACTTAATTTTGGCTATATTACTTGTTTCTGTATTGTTCTACCTTTTAGTGCAGGTGCGACTTGGTTACATTAGTTGTAATTTAGGTAGGTTCTCTGGCGTCCAAGGAAGAGTCCCATGGCTGGATAAGGATGCGAAACACCTTTTTGAAAAAATACAATCCACAGAAAAATTCGTAGATGATATAAAATCATCAATTCAGAATTCTGAACTAAGTTCTAAAGAGATGTACGAACAACTTCACAAATTAAGAGGTTCTGCCGGACAGGACTTGCTTGCGTTCGCTTCCACAACAACTGACAAACATACAAGAGGAGACCTTCTTGTTAGAACAGATTCAAACGGAGTCTGTAATTCACATCAACCTTATTGTCATACAATTAAGAAACGTTGGGTTGGTGAAAATCTTTGGGATTTGAAAATAAAAGATGGTTCATATGAAGTAAGAGATTGGATAAGCTTAGCCGAAGATGGAGGAGGTTGGATGGCTTCATATTGGAAAAACCATAAGGGTAATATAATACCAAAGTATGTGTATGTAGTAAATGTACCTACAAAGAATTTGATACTTCTTTCTACTGCGGTAGGGACATCATGAATTAACTCATAAATAAATTTTACTCATAGTATATATATATATATATGAGTGAAATAACTCCACAAAACTTTGATATGCTGCGCATTCCTGTTCCTTGGGAACTAGACGAAGGTGATATGTATATTTTACCCCTTTCCCCAAAAGAACGAGAAGCCGCACTCAAAAAGGCACGTGACCTTGGAGAACCTGTATTAAACAACACATCGAAGTACCTGCCGAATGGAGTTCCTAAGTTACTTATTGCTCATGAAAATAATGGAGGAGAAGTGACGTTTTTGTGGAAAAAGAAGATTGGTTCGGGCAGTTTTGGAGATGTTTATCTGTATGAAGAGGCGAAAGAAAAAGATGGAAGGCTCGTAATAATCGCAAAACCTCGACAGTTTGCCCTTAAAGTTATAGAAGACGCTGATGAGTGTAAAGATACGAGTTTCTATCTCAATACCAAAGGTGAGATTGGAAAGACATGTGAATTGATTTCCCAGAAATGTTTGAATCCTCCCGGGTTCGGAGCGCTCACTAATGTGGATTGGAAGGATATGGACGATAAGGTGGGAATCAGACCCAAGAGATACGATGACGTGGCAGAAGATTATGTTGAATATGGAAAGCCACTAACCATACAGAAACTTCAAGAAAAAATCTATCCAAGCGCGACGGGTCCATTTTTAATAGTTATGGACAAGGAGGACGGAGATTTAGCGGATCTTTTGCGTGAGTACAGTAGAAATCCAGAGAAACTTAAATTGATCGTTCAGGATGTGTGGACAGCTCTAAATTGTCTCATTACAGATCACAAAAAAGGATATATGGATCTTAAAGCGGCTAATGTTCTTTATAGTATGAAGGAGGGTAAGGTTGTTATCAAGATAGGTGACCTTGGTGGTATCTGCGACTTCAAAAATTCAGGTGTAGATACTGCGACCTTCCCGCCACCTGATATGTGGAAGGAAGGTTTTGTGGGTACTAAGGGCTCACCATGTACAGAAGCGACGATGACATGGCTTATGGCTGTTTTAGCATGTAGAATATTCGGTGTTATCACAAGAGATGATGAGAACGCTATATATTGGAATGGTATTCAATACGCTTCTTCCAGCCAAAGACAACTGGACGCGATATTAGCCAGGTTAACTATGAAGGTTAAGTGGGCTATCAAAGATAATAAGTTCGGGAGCCTACCAACAATTAATTTGATTAAATGTTTCTCTGCTAAGCCGATGTGTCGTCCACCATTTAAAGAGATGTTTTCTAAGACAAAATGGAATTCGCCAGCCGATTGTATGTCAGTTGAAAAACGCGTGGTTCCGCCCACGGCGCCGAAAGTGAATGCCGTTCCATCTGGCGCCATGAGCGTTCCGGTGCGCGAACTCCAGGCGCAGATCAAAAAGGCTGAGGAAAAGGTAAAACAGCTTATCGGTCACCGTGATCGTACTATATCTAAGCGCGCTGAAGCACAACCGCAAGAGCTGACATACTGGAAGAGACAGGAAGAGGCGGCTGAAGGTAAGTTGAACCGATCCAAAAATGAACTTAAGAGGCTCCAAGAGAAGCTTCCCGCTTATATCAAGCCACGTGTTTCAATGCCGTCGCCTCCATCGGTCCTTCCACCAAGTCCTCCTATGGTTCCCCGACTATCGAAACAGAATGTTGATATAAAGGAAAACGTTATTCTCGGAATAATGAGTGGAGGTGGGCGTAAGAAAAATACTAGGAAGTCTTCGAAGAAAAAGAACAAGACTCGGAGAAAGAGCACGCAACGACGAAGACGTTCTAAGAAGTGTCGGTAGGTTAGGTTTTACTAATAAATATTTTAAAATCTTGCAATAATCTATAGTAATGGATTATCTTATTAGTTCTGCTTCACTTTTGGCATTAGATTCCGCATATATATCTCTCACCAGACCCTATTTCAGTGGATTGGTTAAGAACATCCAGAAGCAGAGCATGAGTATCCGCATGTTTGCTGTTATAGCAGTGTATGTTCTCCTGACATTTGGACTTTATGTCCTTATAATATCTAAGAGGCGTTCTCCACAAGAAGCCTTTTATCTCGGACTTGTGATTTATGGAGTATTTGAATTCACGAACTACGCACTATTTAAGGATTGGTCGGTTCTACCTGTTATATTTGATACACTTTGGGGAGGCGTTCTCCTATACTTGGCAACACGTATTACGTACATGCTTACTAGGAAATAGAAAAGCTATATTTCTCGGGACACAATATTATTTAACTAATTATATTGTATTATATTATATGACGTCAGCATCAGAGAGGGTTAAGAAGCGTAGGTTACATGAGAAGCTCGACGGCCGGCATGCCGACCGCGCCCAAGCG